TGAGTCAGTATACACACTAAATAACCGCAGAGTAGCAGAACTGGCAATGAAACATGGACTGAGATATTCAGACAGATTGCAGGTGCCACTGTTTAAGAATGAATGGGGTACATAATGAAAATAATTAAAAAACTATTTGGTCTAGATAAACTAGAAGCTTCTATCCAAAAAGCTGAACTGGATTTGGCAGAAGCCAACAACAGGTTGGCTGCGGCTGAAGCTGCATCTAAAACTGCTGAACAAGCAGAAGAAACTGCCAAGCAGACACCAAAAGAACGTGCTACTAGACGCAAAGAAGCATGGGTTGGTGTAATAAACACTCATGTTAACAAAGATAATATACGAAATGGCTTTTTTGAGCTTGACTGGAATGACCAATTTGTGCTACAATTAAAGCAAGAGGGATACGGTGAAGATGGTGACAAAGAAGAAGAAATCGTAGATCGTTGGTTCCGTGAACTTTGTGCAAATGTTGTGGTAGATGGTGATTTTGGCGGCCCTGTGAACACAGGTGTTATAGACATTAAAACAGTGAAGAAGACAAATCAATGACCTATATTTTAGTTGATACAGCAAATACATTCTTTCGTGCTCGTCACGTGATCAACGGTGATGCTGATATCAAACTAGGCATGGCTTTTCATATCACCCTTAATTCAATCCGCAAAGCATGGCAGCAGTTTAACGGCAGTCATGTCATATTCTGTTTAGAAGGTAGATCTTGGCGCAAAGATTATTATGCACCCTACAAGCGAAATCGTTCTGATGCTCGTGCTGCTCACACAGAAAAAGAAGCAGAGGAAGATCGCGTGTTTTGGGAAGCCTTTGATACATTCAAAGAGTTTATCACAGATAAAACTAACTGCACAGTCATGCAGAATCCACAGCTAGAAGCAGATGATTTAATCGCAGGCTGGATACAGAGCCATCCAAATGACAAACATGTAATCATCAGTACTGACACAGATTTTGTACAATTGATCGCCCCTAATGTCACACAGTACAACGGCGTCATGGAACATGTAATCACACATGAAGGTATCTTCGATGACAAAGGCAAAAGAATCATTGATAAGAAAACACAAGAACCTAAAGCTATCCCAGACCCGGAATGGCTGCTGTTCGAAAAATGCATGCGTGGTGATACCAGTGATAATGTCTTCTCGGCGTATCCGGGTGTGCGTACTAAAGGCACAAGCAAAAAAGTGGGTCTTACAGAAGCGTTCGAAGATCGTGGCAGCAAAGGATATGCGTGGAACAATCTCATGCTTCAGAGATGGACTGACCATGAAGGCAAAGAACACAGAGTCTTAGAAGATTACGAACGCAATCGTAGATTGATTGACCTTAGTCATCAGCCAGATGACATCAAAGCCATAATCTCAGAGACCATTGCCGCAGCCACTAGTGCAGACAAAAATGTCAGCCAGGTTGGTCTTAGATTAATGAAGTTCTGTGGCCTGTATGATCTCAAGAAGATATCTGATCAGGCTGCAAGTTATTCGGAACCATTGAATGCGAGGTACCTAGTTGGAGAACGACATGACTGATTTACACGCCAAACCTATCATAGATAACAAGTTTTGGATCGTAGAAGAGAATGGCGAGAAGATTGCTACTCTAAGAAAAAATGAAGACAATAGATTCGTAATGAGTAATCAAGATGGAATAAAAATCTATGAAACTAAAGAACACATCACTAGAACATTCGGTAAAAAATTCTTTACTGTCAAGATTGTAAAAGAAAGTGAAAACGCCTTACCCAATGAGGTTCACGGTTATCCGACCAGCACAGCACCTCACAATGCCATGTTTGACATACGTAAGAAACTTCCCCTATTCACAAAAAGCAGTGATTCAAAAAGTTTGTATTGTGCAGGATATTACTGTATAAAATTCGAGAAAGGTTGGGTTAAGAGTTTCTGTCCTAAAAAGATCACCTTAGAAAGATACCCCTATCGAGGTCCTCTTAAAACAGAATTAGAAATGAAACAGGTATTAGCTAATGTCTCAAAATAACATACCTACTGTGTTGCCTACAGTTGAGAAATTACTTCAACGAATAACAATAGCAGAAAAGAGCCAACAGAAAGAAATAAGGATCACTATACAGGAAGCCAGAGATCTCACCACTGAGCTCGCTATTTTTTCTACTAAACTAGGCCGCACTGTGCAGGAAATACATGGTATCCTAGCTCAGATCAAAGAATCCAGTCAAAGTATAGACGTTAAGTTCGACGGCGGCTCATTTTAAAAAGATAAATATATACGTGGTTAATTAGGAACCCGTATAAGATGTCGAGACCAAAACCAAAGATACTTTTAGAATATGCTAACAAAGAAACTTTCAAAGTCGAGCAGATACTGGACTCGGAAGCCATTTGGGCTGTTTTCTATCGACACCAACCGTTTAATCTAAAGAGTGGTAGCCTAGTAGCCAGCTATCCTGGTCCTAAATATAAAAAAGTATCATTTTCAAATCCTGGCCATGCACACAATTTGGCTAAAAAATTAAACAAACTTTTTAAAACCACAGACTTTGCTGTGGTTAAACTCACTGCCGGTGAAGAGGTAGTTTAACGTGGATTCCAAGGATGCCTATACTCGGGTGTTCTTACAGGCAGCAGAACTACCTATCGACTCTGACACAGTGAAGCAGTACAGATCAGTATGGTGGTGGAGTTTCAGAGAAAAGACTCAAGGTGGCCTTAGACTAACTGAACAGGCCTTGCAGTTCATTGAAGAATATGCTAAAATTAAAACTTATAAAATAGATTTTCCAAAAGAATTTGCATTCACTCCGCAGGTGCTGGTTTGGTTAGATCATTTTATCGATTCTCCTTTTTTCATCAATAAAAAACATATTATAGTTATGAAAGAAAAATCCGCTTTTGAACTGTATCTTTTTTCTGGCGATGTTGCCAAGCTGGGTCACACCAAAGCTATGGCCAAAAGACTTAGCCAAGAATCCACCCTCGAATCTAATTGACTTATAAATATTTTCACGATGTTTGATTTAAATCCTATTGATGTACTAAAACAGCGCAGGCTTAAGACCATTCCTCCTCACTTCAGCAAAATTGCTATCTCAGATAACGAAATTTTTGAAGGTGTAGAAGAATGGGTCAAGACCAAATTGAAAGGCCGTTACTGCTTGGCCAAACAACCAGGTATTGATAAATCTGGAAATCTGCGTTCTACTCATTATTTAGGATTTGAAGATCAAAAAGAATTAACGTATTTCATGCTTGCATGTAACCATTTAAGGAGAACCTAATGTCAGAAGAAACTACAAATCAAGAACCCGAAGCCGTGGCACCGGTGCCAGAAACTGCCCCTGCACAGGGTCCAGATCTCAATGTCAGCGATCTTGCTGCACTGAGAAGCATCATCGAAGTAGCTACACAACGAGGAGCGTTCAAAGCAGCAGAACTAGAGGCCGTGGGCAAAGCTTTCAACAAGCTAAACACCTTCTTAGAAGCTGTGGCTAAAAAGGAGGCCTAAAATGGCACGACCACTAAAACACATCGGTAGGATCAACAACACAGGCGTGAAAGTGCTTGTGGTGTTTAGAACATTGCCAGGCGAATCAAACATGGCATTGGTTTTACCAGTAACACAGCTCAGTGACGCATATCACGATTCGATCATGACCATGGTAGAAACAGATCAATGTCAAGAGGCCTATGAACTAGGCGAAATGATGTTTATACGTACATTTACAGATGGCAGACCTATGTTGCAAGCCATGCAGGTAGATGGAAGATTACAGAAAGTAGCCACAGATTCTGTGACTATGACTCCTACTACTAATGATACTGTGCTGTTAAGTAGTCTAAACACACTGATCGCAGAACAGAAAAACTGCGCAGTGGACGATCTTTACACATTTGTTAAAGGTGCTCCTAAAGTCAAGGCAGAAGTAAAACAAATTGCTGAAGTGGCCGACCTAGCACCTGCTGTAGACACAGATGTTCCTGCACCAGTTAGAGCTCAGGCTGCTACTGATGCTGTACTCACAGACAAGGACATTGCTAAGAGCTATCGCAGTCAAGCAGATGCCATGTACAAAGAAGCAGCAAGATTGCGTAAAGAAGCTGAAGAACTAGATCCTACAGTGAAGAAAACCACAAAGGCAAAAGATACCGTAGATGCCTAATCCGTTGTTTAGGCCACCTCGACATCTTGTCAAAGAGTGGCCGGAAGTTTTTGAAGATCTCTATATGAATACCATGCCTGTGGCCTATTTGGATATAGTACATCTAGAATTCAAAGATGGCAGGGTATGGGAGATCGATGTAAAAAATGAATTGACCAAGCAGACGGCCGACGGCATTGCTGATATATTGCTTAACACACTCCAAGAATACAAAGATGAAATCAAAAAGATCGATTTCAAAGTCGATGTGATCCGTTTGAAAAACGATATTGCCAGTGAAACTGATAAATTGTTCTAGATAATTAAAAGAACAGTTTTTCTAGTCTGGTTATTCGAGAGTAATATGCGCTTTGTAGATCTGTTCAGCAAAAGATCTATGAGCATCTTCATTTAAGTGCCCGTGAGGTAATATAGTTTCTTTCGTTGAAAAATCGTACAAACAACAATCTGCAGTTATAAACAATTGAGAATTATGTAATTGATTTATTATTTTGTTAAAAAATAAAGCATTCTCAAGTGACGCTACTCGATATGTGCCGTAAGCATCTGTGCTGGGCCAAAAACATAATTCTTTAGGAATATTTTCCATAGGAATCGCAAATAATCGGCCATTTATTTTCTGTTTTATTGATTCAAATGATTTTAAATCTCTATAATAATTCCACAAAAGTCTATCGTCTGTGAAGTATTTTGTTATATCTTCTGATAGTTCAGTTCGATACGATTCGATATTTGAAAGTAAAAACGGCACGGGTTCTGGATGGGTACTAGAGAAAAACATAGATCGTTGAGTTCCAGTTGTTCCAATTAGGATTAAATCATGTTCTGTTATTTCACCCGATTCTAATTTTTTTTCTATTTGCCAACATACAAATTCATTGCTATTACCGGGTCGAGCATAATTTACAAAGTCAATTCCCAGGTAAGAAGCTAGATGGGCCGGCCAAGCATGATTAGATTCTTGTTTTCGAAGTTCTAGCTGTAACGTCATCTGCTCCGAATCTGTTTTAAGTTTTTCCCACCATTGATATGCATCTAATTTATTTTTTAAATCTACAAAATAAGGATTTAGTTGGT